AATGTTTTTACATCAATAGTCTTATCGTTTAACTCATATAGTTTAGGTTTAAAGTCAAACGTATCAACATGACTAGGTCCTCCATACATGAAAAGAAAGATAACAGACTTGGCCTTACCTGGCTTCATCTGTGGTTTAGGAGAGAGTGGATTTGCTAAAGCATCTTTAGCTAGCATTCCTGTAAGAGCTAAAGATGGGAATGCTCCTCCTACTGAATGTAGAAAGTCTCTTCTAGTTTGACCACAAAATGTATTCTGTGGCTTCATCGCTTACCTCCATGATACTCTACAGCATGACCCTCCTCTAGAAGCATTTGATTAGCGTTCTTTTTTCCATCAGAACTTACCAACTCTCCAAGTAATCTACCAAACTTACCCTTTTTATCAATAGATGTTCTAATGATAAACTTATCACCCCACGAAGCTAAGATATCGATAAGTCTATCTTTAGCTGCTAGCCCTCTCGCCTTCTCCTCTAAGTCTCTCGTTCTGCATTCAGGAGTATTGATACCTTTTAATCTTACTCTCTCTTTGATATGCATTTTAAATCCGCAATCGATGGTTACGTCAACAGTATCACCATCAACCACTCTCCTCAACTCAGCATAGTATTCGTACATAAGATTATTTAATCTTAAAACGGTCCACATCCAAGGGCTATAGTGCCAAATACCATTGCTGCAACTGCACCGCCAATTATTATGATAGTAATTAAAGCTGCTAAGAGACAAATACCAGTTAGTTTGATTGCATTTAACATAATCATTTTCCAGACTCAGCTGTAGAGCAAACTGATCCAGGCTGACCCATCAAGGGTCTTTTAGCTAGATACTTTGCAAAAATTTCTTCGTTCAATGCTCTATTCTCCGCTCTATTTGTAAAGCATGAAGTTAGAGTTAACGTTAATAGTATAAGAATATATTTTAACATAAATTTGTTAACGACAATAACGACGTGCTGGAACCCAATTACCACCATAGCGCATCCAATCAGGTCTTACATCAACATATCGATACGACGTTGCGTGATAAATAGCAGGTGCGTGTCTCCTTACAGGTCTCGCTTCAATATATGAGGTGCGGTATGCAGGATAGGATACAGCACTTACTCCAAAACTAGCATGATCTAACGTGCATGAGGATAGTAACGTTGCTGCTACAGCAGCGAATAAAAGCATCTTTATTTTCTTCATCTTTATTATTTATTATAGCTTAGTTCGTTAAGATCTATTGAACATTTCAAGCTTCTGCAACCTCAAAGGGTTTGTAAGCTTCCGGATAGCTTTTGCTTCAATCTGTCTAATTCTCTCTCGAGTAACTTGAAACCTATCACCTACCTCTTCAAGAGTTCGACGAACGCCATCAGTCATTCCGAATCTCATCTCCATTACTCCCATCTCACGCTCGTTAAGAGAAGAGATCGCATCAGCAATTTTATCTCTCATACCATCAAGTACGTTAGTATCAACTACCTCATTATCTCGATCATCTTCTATGAAGTCAGCGATAGTAGTAGTACCATCTCCTACAGGAGTCTGCAATGAGATAGGATGCATTGCTACTTTAAGAATAGTCTTAACACGACTTACAGGTAAATCTATCTCCTCAGCAATCTCTTCCGGAGTAGGTTCACACCCACCAGCCTGAACGAGCTGCCTTTGTATCCTAAATACCTTGTTGATAGTATCAATCATATGCATCGGAACGCGGATAGTCCTTCCAGTTTCTCCAACACATTTAGTAATCGCCTGACGAATCCACCAAGTAGCATAAGTAGAAAACTTATAACCTCGCTTGTATTCAAACTTTTCTACAGCTTTCATCAATCCAAGATTACCTTCTTGAATAAGATCTAGCAGAGCTACTCCACGATTAGTATATTTTTTCGCATTAGCTACTACCAACCTTAAGTTAGCCTTTACCATCTTATCTTTAGCAATTCGTAGATCACCGAGAGCTTTTGCCATTAGAGAGTTACCTTGCTTAGCTACTCTCTCACACCAACTATCAATAACCAGCTGCTTAAGCTGAAAGCGTTTATATAAAGTCTTACGACGAGCTTCATTATCAGTACTTTCAAGAGTCTTCACTAGCTTAGGAAGACCTTTCATAAACTTCTCCTTAGAGTCACTATCGACATTATCTTCAAACCTCTCTCTACCGTTAATTAAGTCACGACCTAATTCACTAAAACATATTAGCGTATCATCCGACTTACATAGAAGATTAAACGCCTTTCTCTGCGCCTTCTCAATAGCTTTGAATATCGTAACCTCTTCTTCTTTAGTTAGAAGTTCCGTCTGACCCATTTGTTTCATATATGCGCGAATCGGATCATCTGCGCGTTCTTTAGTTACTGGCATTATCTAATTATATCTGAGTTCCTTTTAGTATTATTAACTACCTCTTAATATAACGTCTATTGACCCTATGTTCAACTAAAGATTACAGTTTTTTTCAGAGTTCCTTTTAGAAGTTCCTTTTGATTACCAATTGATATACTCTGATATGACTCTCGCAACTCCCCAATACAGTCCTGTACCTAATACAGCGTAGTCGGTAAATGTTTCAGCTCCATCTACACCAACATACTCCCTCCCGGTTAAAAAGCGCCAGCTGTTATTTTCCCAAACTTCTGTAGTATAACTTATACCCTTTCTAGCAGGCCATGAAGTAACAAAATATAATCGATTAGCATTTTGTCCAAACCCTATTCTTAAATCCCAATCTATTATTGTTCTCGAAGGAGCACCTTTTACAGTGATCTTTTGATGTGATTCAAGACCAGCTGGAGACCAAATTTTAAGCACTCTATCTGAAGGAGTGTCGCCTCTAGCTTGTAATATAAACGCAGAAGAAGATATTAACTGATAACCATAGTCTTGATCTCCTCCTCCAATTTTTTTCCAACCTTCTGAAAGAGGTGGAAACGTTTTCGATATTGCATAATAGTATCCTTCCCACATTCCTTCATTTTGTATCCAAATTATATCGGCAGTGTTTTGATCTCCTTTCAACAATCCCATAGACTCCTGAAGATTAGATTCATTAAATGTTATCGGGACAGGAGTACCTCTATTAACAATGCTTAACCCTCTTCTTTCAGTAAATGTTTTAGTACTAGGATCAACATAACCTGCAATAACTAGCCCCCAGTCTTCATCTTGCTTAGAATCTATCATGAAGCCTCGCTCTACTACAAGGTTAGACATGTCTTCATTTCCTCTACCAATAGCGCGCCAGCCTGTAGTAAGTGGAGGAAACTTTAGATCATAAAAATTATAAAAGATCTGTTCCCATCTATCTCCAACTTGTACCCAGACAATATCAGCATCTTTTGCCGAGCCGTCGCCAGTTGGAGTTAGACCTGCATTATTATAAAAACCGAAGAGATCAGATATCGTTCTGGTTTGTTCTCCTTCTAGTTGACTAGAGGTGTTAATACCGATGAGGGTTAAAGTATTCGCTCGAACTCTTTCGACTTGGAATCCAACGTAATTGGAAACGGATTGTTGAGCTCCTAACGGTGTAACTAGTAATATTAAGAGCCCCAATAAGTTATATAAAGGCTTCATACTAAATATTTAGTCGACTTACTGCTTTATTCTACATTAGGGTGAGAAGTATTACTAATAGTAAGACAGTTAGTGGTGGTATTAGAGATATATGTGCTTTCATAAATTGGTAGGAGCGGTGGGACTCGAACCCACACTGTACGGATTTTAAGTCCGTTGTCTCTGCCAATTGGACTACGCTCCCATATTTGGTGCGCCCGCTGGGATTTGAACCCAGGACCTATCGATTATGAGTCGAGTGCTCTAACCACTGAGCTACAAGCGCTAATTAATTGATGTTTTGTTCGCTCCTAGCAACTATAGAACCTGTAGATAAATCAAATGCTACAAGATCATCATGATGCATAGAGTATTCTTCAATATAAGCTAGCGCTTGGCCTAGAGTCTCTGTTAGTTCCAGGCGTTCATTTGCATAGTCGTTGACAATTCGAACCTCAAATCCTCCCAGAACCTTTTCCGGAACAACTTGTACAACTTCTTGTTCATCGTTTTTACTAACCATCACTGCATAGTTAATATACAGTAAGGTAATGATAAAACAAATAAAAATTCTAACTTCAAAATATTCTTTCTTCATGCTTTTATTGTATTGTGGTTCCTTTATCCAACGCTAATAATATCACCATTCGGGAGTGTGTGAGTTGTTTTTAACCGAGGGTGAGGAGAGAGTGTGTGATCTGGAGCTGGTATATAAATTACTGTTGTATATCCATATGAGAATGTTCCATTAGCTGCTGGCGGTTTATCAGTCCAGTCAGAGTAATCTACAATAATTCCAGTGCTCTCTTCCATTTGTTATATTATAGTATCTGTTGTTAATCTTTCAACTAATGGTACTCCTACCAAGACTCGAACTTGGATCTAAGCATTAGAAGTGCCTTGTTCTATCCGTTGAACTATAGGAGCATATTTTATTATATTCAATTTTATAGATTTTCAATCCAGATGCAATAAATAATATTACCATGAGTGAATTTGATAAAGCAGCAAATGAAATCTTAAAGAGATTAAATGAAAATTTTATTAACAGCGCAGCAGACGCTATTCAACATACCTGAGCGAAGACAATTGCACACCCAGGTCTGGGTGAAGAAGATGAAGAGTTCGCAGTTGTTGATCATAGCTTAACAAGTGATGGAGTCATTGAAGAGTATTATGTTGAGTATAAGGGTCAATTAGTCTCTGTACCTGCTGATGAAGCTAGAGTTGTTGTCATTAAAGAGCATGATGAAGAAACTGCTCACGGAGCTAAGGCTAAGAAAAAAGTTAAGAAGCTTGGCTCTGACGAAGAAGACGAGCACGACGACGAAGATAAAGACGACAAGTAATGAATCATGACGAGGCCAGGTGGACTCGTACAATTATAGGACTTGGCATACTGTTTTTTTGCATTAGCATAATGGCTGAATTAGCCAAACACAAAGTCGAAACCAAAAAGAGCCTCGATAAAATCGAGGCTCTTCTTATGAACAGACAGACCGACTAAAGTTCTTTACCGCCGACCTTGCACCATTCGGGATAAAATACTTCTTATTCTCGTTCCAAGACTCTTCTGAAAGGATCTCAATTTCAGCACCGGTCTTATGACCATATACCATCCTACCTTTCGGTCTAGAGACGTCAGGTCCTGAATGCGCGCACGCAGCGCAATTCTTAAACCCGTACTCGACTCTCTCTTCCTCAACATTATTACCACATCCACAAGTTACCATGCCGCGTAAATAGATTGAGGTGAATTTTCAAAATCGATGCGCTCTTTCTCCTTCATTTCATAGAAAGTTCTCATCATTTCTTCTTCGCGAATCATATCTTCTTTGAAGTCTCGCATTTCTCCGTACGTAAGACCATGCTGCTTAGCGTACTCCTTATCACTTTTCGTAAGATCTACCGTCATACTATTATTATAGCGTAGTTCCTTATCGCTTCTCTACCTTTTTTGAATACCAATCCATTATCTCATAATGGAAATCTTTTTCATCAATATTACGACCTACTGGAATATACCATGCAGGTTCTGAACCTTCGCCATTTTGATATACAGCAATTCTGCTTAGCTCGCTATCTAACTCAAACGTAAATTCTCCAATTTTACCATTCATCTATTTCACTTAACTCCTCTGTTATTAGTTTTGTAAGATAAAGATGACAAAAGATGTCTAATTCATCTGATATATCCTTACCAACTACTTCATTATCTACATAATATACTCGCATTTTTGATATGCAAGGAATAGATTTCTCAAATTCATAGTGTGTTAGAACTAACACCCCGGGCCCTAATTCGGACTCCGGGATGTATGTTCTGTGAATATTTATCCGGCCCACTGGATCTTAGGCTCCTTCAGTACCCTAAGTGCTTTAGTTGAGAGCGTGTTACCCATCAGGGACCTCACGAGCTTCTCTGGAGACTGCTTCCGGTTATGAGTTTCAAACTCAGTGAAAGCATTTAGAGCATCCCATCGAGACTCTCCGACATTACCTCGACCATTCTCGTAGAGCTCTACGATACCCTCGCGCTGATTGACTCTGCGAGTAGACTCGTCCTTCTCAACCGGAATAAGCTTCTGAGTAAGCTTGACCATCTGGTTGCGCGAAAACTTATTGTTCTTCAAGAACTCCATAGTTTTATTGAATCCTTTGAAGTCTTCAATATTGTGTACAATTCGGTGAACCATACGCTCGACGTTTGCATCGAAGGTAGCTGAGTGACGGAGATTATCTCCACGACGCTTCTCGATCAAGTGAAGAGCATTATCACAAGCAATCCTTGTAGTAGAAGGAGCGCACTTGTTAGAGCTCATTCCAGTATTGTCAATGACAGTGTAGAAGTAACCATCTACCTTATCACCTTCAACGTCAATCGGCTCACCGAGCTTCGACTGAACAACCACCCGCTTGCCATCACCAGCAAAGGTAAATCCTTTGTGCTCAATACCGCCTACCTTATCGCTGGCTGTATTCAAGATGTCAAACATCTCATCCATCTGAATTGGACGATACTTCCTACCGCAACTACCAAGGTGTGCGCCGTTATCAGAGCGTTCAAGAGCGAATACTCCGTTGTGTTCACCGCGGTCATTTTTAAGCGGCACTTTATTTACCTCAAAGCGAGGTACATCTTCTAGTGTTTTGATTTCAGTTAAGAATCCCATTGTTTTTTTGGTTTGTTTTGTTCTACCCTTTTATTTTAACCTAGTTCCTTTAAGTTAAATCTTTCAAATTTTCTCTCAGCTTTCTTAAAATTATCATAAATCTTCATTATCTCAGTAGTCAACTTCTCTTGCTTTCTAGCATCTCTTTCTTCTTTAGAGTTGTAATAAGCATTGTATGATGCAAATCTCGCTACAGTAGTAAAGTTAAATATATATTCTTGAAAAGCATGTCTCAGTTCGTGGAGAATACTCCCAAAAATGTATCGTCTATTACCCTCGATATCTAAGTCCATTTTATAATAACACATACTCCGTGAAGGTCGTTCCATAGTTGATTGTTCTTTCACTCTACTCTTCCACACCTTGCAGTATATGTTAATCTTTCTTCCAAAACCCTTTTCGAATATATCCGTACAAATGTTACTCAATAATTCAAAATCAATACCTGTTTCTTTTTCTACTCGTCTTGATGGAAATAATCTTATCATCCAATTTTTTTAATGACCGGTTCATAGTAACCCTCTCTCAAGAGCTTTTCGCGAATTTTTTCCGCCTCTTTATAATCTTCAATGTGTTCCTTATAAAACCTAACCATACCACCTTTCTCTTCTCGATACTCGATAAGATACTTACCATAAACAAATGGCTTTATTGGAGGTCTGCGTTTAGGCATTTCTCTCTTATTATAAGCTGGTTCCTTATACATTGCAACATAAATAATTATGTGTTAGAACAGATTATATTAGAAAATAGCTCAGAGAAACAAGCTAAGCTTTTGGGTCCCGCTCAGCGTGCGCATAAAAAGCCAGATATCGGCGTGGAGATTCAAAACAAATCAGCTTACTATGTTATTAGAGACTGCGCAATGATTACGCAAAAGTATCTTGTTCATCACATTTGGAGTTCATACCCAGATCCTTTTGAAGCTCTAAAAGGAAAGTTTACAAAAGATAATATAACTGACTTCTTAAAGAGAGCTGAAAAAGATGATGCTGTAAAGCAACTCAAGCATACCATTATTGGTGATATAAGAGCAAAGTTTGATACAACTGTAGCTACGTCAACTAACTTTGACTATAGTATGGAAGAAGAAGATATCTACAAGTACTATAGCGATGCAGAAGAGACAGAAGATGAAACTGTCGTAGAGCAAGAAATGACTGAGGAGGAAATGCTCTTAAAGTTTTTTGACGTTGACCCTAACAAGCTTTAAGCTTTGTATTGTTCAACATAGTACTTTATCGTTTCCTCAATAGAGAAGCTCTT